GGATGTTTTGTTCTTACTAAAGAATTCATAAGCAATAGTATGAACTCATTTCCATTCTCTGCTTTGAGACATGGTGGCAAGTTTACATTCTATGATGAAGTTTTAGAAGGATATACTTGTGCCTTCTTTGATGAGATGCATCTAGTAGAGATGTGTGAGGATCTAAAACTAGCAGGGTATAATTTTAGAGGTTACTCTAGTCCACAGTGTACTATTGTATGGAGGAAACTGACTGATGAAATCAAAAAGTTTGATGAGGTATGGTATGACTGGGGAACAAGAGGAGTCAATCGTGACAACATACCATTCGATGCTGCTATACAATTCACAGGTACAAAACCTATGTTCTATGACAAGAGAGATGACTCAGGAATCAAACTAGGTTTTCAGAATAAGAAAGGTAGAGTAGGAAAACATCCACAGCATGGAGCGATGGATCAATATTTGAATACAAATAACTTGATGAAAGTATTGTTTGAAATCACTGGACTTAGTGTGAAAATGTATGTAAGATATAAACATCATGATTTTTATATGAAATACTTTGGAGTGATATGATTTACTACACAGCAATCACAAATGCATACTTCCAACTACCACCTAACAAATCAGGTGAACATTTTGTATGTTACCATGATGGCACTGTAGAAGAGCAAGAGGGTTGGGAACTAAGAGAGATAAAATATTCTCATGATGATCCTGTCAGACTGTCACGTCATCCAAAAATATTATGTCCTATAGAAGGTAAGAGTGTTTATATTGATGCATCTAAACTTCATACTATTATATCTGCAAGACATACCTCTGTAAATTTCTTTGAGTTGAGTGAGAATATACTGAGAGACCATGACTTCTTCTTGATGCAGCACCCACATAAGTATTACTATCTTGAGGAGTGTGCTGAGTATATTCATAGAGGATTCATGAATCCATATGAGATTATAAACTTTACAAAAGAGATAAAACAAGAGACTGAATTTGACTTTGCTAATTTCTTCTCACCATTGGGTACAGTGTTGTGGAGAAACTCTGAAGCATGGATGCCAAACATGTTATGGTGGAAGTGGTACATGAGAGGTGGTAAGAGAGATCAAATTGCTTTATCTGTAGCACTACAGACATCAGGTATAAAGTATGGTTGGGATGAGTGTAGACATTGTGTAAGTTGGTGGTCTGATGCTGAACCTGATGGTAAATGGTGGAAGAATAAAGGTGGTAGATATGGTAAGAAGAGAGTTGATCCTACTGACACAGTAGAACAACTAGCAAATATTACAGGACTCAGTATGCAAATGAGATACCGTGCTGCTATCATGAAGGAGACAGGTGACTGGTTGTTTGGAGATAGATCAGGGTATTGGAATAAAAATGATAAGAACTTGGTGATAGTAAATGGATTCTAGGATAACAATCTACTCATGTATTACTAATGGATATGATGAGATACCTGACGAGCATTACTATGATCCAGACATTAGGTATGTTATGTTCACAGATGGATCAATTGAACATAAGGGAGCATGGGAGTTCAAAGATATACCAATCACACATGACTGTCCTCTAAGATTATCACTCTATCCTAAGATAATGCAGCACAAACTATTCTCTGAAGGAGATAGGGTAGTGTGGATAGATGGTTGTTATGTTATGACTGAAGAGTATGCACAGTACACTAAAAAATTATTTGAGAACCATAGTAGAGTACACATGAGACACCCCATGAGTTTCACATACTATGAGGAGATAGCAGAGAGTTACATAGCATCATATAATACTGCGGAAGATATAATAAACATCACAAAATCTGCTGACAATATAGGATTCAACTTTAGAAAATATACTAACCCTATCTTGGCATCATTCTGGAACACTGTTGGTAATCCTGAGTTCAATGAACTATGGTGGCATCTGTCACAGGTATCTACAAGGTGTGATCAGATAGCATTTGTGGTAGCAAAACAAATCACAGGACTAGAGTGGCATACTATTGACTGGTTAGAGTCAGGTGTAAACTTTAGAGGTGTTGATGGTAAAGGTAGGGGGAGAGAAGGTAATGTAGGTAGAATAAAGAAGCATCCAAAAGCAGGATCAAAAGATCAATGGAAGACTATGAATGATATGTTACTACAAGTCAAAGAGATTGTAGGTATGAACCATATACTATACAATAAACACTGGAGAAACAAAGAGTTCTTATACGAATGGATAGAGAAGCATCACGGATGATAATATACAGTTGCATAACCAATGGTTATGATGAGATACCTGATGAGCATTACTATGATCCTGACATCAAGTATGTTATGTTCACTGATGGTACTATAAAGAAGAAAGGACCTTGGGAATTCAGAGAGATACCATGTGATCACCCATGTCATCGGAGAAGGTCAGCGTATGTCAAGATCAATCCTCATAAAGTATTTCCTTATGGTACTAAGACCGTATGGTTAGATGGTTGTTATGTTATGACACCTGAGTATGTCAAAAAGTGTAAGGAATATCTGAGTGGGCATAGGTTTACCATCATGAGACACTGTGAGAAGTTCAATTACTATGAGGAGATACTAGAAAGTTTCCTACCATCTATGTGTACTTTTGATGAAGCGATAGAGATAACAAAGACAATAAAAGATCTAGGATATAATTTCAAGGAGTATTGTAGTCCAGTACTGGCATCTATATGGAGAGTATTAGATCAAGAGATGTATAACTTTGGTGATTTGTGGTGGAAGTACTCATTGATTGGTACTAATAGAGATCAGATATCATTCGACACAGCAAGACAGTTGGAACAGACTGAACTGAATATTATTGAGGATGGATGGATAAGAAAGGAAGAGTACAGAGTGAACGGTCAGAAACTATACAATCATTATCCTGGTTCATGTGGAATACTATTTGGTAGTAGAGGAAAGAAGTATAGAAAGAAACTTCACCCACAGAATGGACACAGACAACAATGGAGACAGAAGAAGGAGATACTCAATGCTTTACGTCCTATAACTGGGTTACATCCTATCATTGCTCGCTTCAATTTCGATGAGTTTGTAGATAGAAATGTACTTCAACCTAAGTTACCAATACAAAGGTGAGTATTTATACTTATGGACTATTATGTAAAGTTCTGTTACGATAAATAAGTTGAAACCCCCACGGGACTCGAACGGATCGCCCTCCTGTGTGGACTGCTCTTAAACCAAGACCTATAGGCAGTATAATACTTCGTCTTTAATATCCAGTAGCGAGGGGTTACTGGAAATAAGTTTCGCATCTACCCTTGGTGCCCTACTTACACGTCTTTTTAAATGACAACCTCAAATCTAACACGCAGAAGCGGTCTCCTACAGGGATGGCCAGAGTTCTGCGAATGGGTTACTTCCACTAACAACAGACTTTACGTTGGTTGGTTCGGTGTACTCATGATCCCATGCTTACTCGCAGCAGCAGCATGTTTTATCGTAGCATTTATTGCTGCACCTCCTGTCGACATCGACGGAATCAGAGAACCAGTAGCGGGTTCTTTCTTGTATGGTAACAACATCATCTCTGGTGCTGTAGTACCGTCCTCAAACGCTATAGGTCTACACTTCTACCCTATATGGGAAGCAGCAACCGTCGATGAATGGTTGTACAATGGTGGTCCTTATCAATTAGTTATTTTCCACTTCCTTATTGGAATTTCTGCTTACATGGGCAGACAGTGGGAACTATCATATAGATTAGGAATGAGACCATGGATCTGTGTAGCATATAGTGCTCCAGTTTCCGCAGCATTTGCTGTATTCTTAGTGTATCCTTTCGGTCAGGGATCTTTCTCAGACGGAATGCCTTTAGGTATCTCAGGTACATTCAACTTCATGTTCGTATTCCAAGCAGAACATAACATCTTGATGCATCCTTTCCACATGGCAGGAGTAGCAGGTATGTTTGGGGGATCTTTATTCTCTGCTATGCATGGTTCTCTAGTTACTTCATCTCTAATCAAAGAGACTACAGAAACTGAGTCACAGAACTATGGATATAAGTTCGGACAAGAAGAAGAGACATACAACATTGTCGCTGCTCACGGATATTTCGGTAGACTTATCTTCCAATATGCGTCATTCAATAACTCAAGAAGTTTACACTTCTTCCTCGCAGTCTTCCCAGTAGTCTGTGTATGGTTGACCTCAATGGGCATCTGTACAATGGCATTCAACCTAAACGGATTCAACTTCAACCAGTCTGTAGTAGACGCTAACGGTAAAGTTGTACCAACATGGGGTGACGTTCTAAACAGAGCAAACCTAGGTATGGAAGTAATGCATGAAAGAAATGCACACAACTTCCCACTTGATCTAGCATGTGCAGAGTCAACAACAGTTGCTCTAACTGCTCCTTCAATTGGATAATAAATAAGATTGAGACATCGTTCGTGCGGTCTCTACAATCGGAACTCCCAGACCTCTACATAGTGGAGGTCTTTTTTATTGCACAGGGGTTGACACATAGTGAAGATGCTGATATAATAAATATTGTGAACGATTGATCATCGTTTACTGGAAGTGGCAGAACAATCCTGTTGGAATTAGGCGGGATAATGCAACTAGTCAGAGGTGGTACTCGCCCTCCCTAAAGGAGGTGAACCCCTACCAAGGGGACTAGTGTTGAACGGTACTAATTTTCGCTCTAGCGATTCCCCGTTCATAGAGGTACGATAGCTAATCCTTTCTTCCCCTTTTCGTTATAGAGTCCCCCTTCACGGGGGACTTTCCCTTTTGTATTATTATGTTAGACCCTTCGGGGTCTTTTTTTATGCTATAATATATCCATGAGAAAAATCTGGACAGTCTGGAAGTATGCACTAGGTTCCTTCCAAGATGAGACAACAAAGAAGTATGACAACTGGATCTGTGCCATCAGGTCATTCATATTCATACAGTTGGTAGTGACTAACTGTTTCATTGTGGCAGGGAATATACGACACTGGAATGATCATCATACCCCACCATCTTATGAAAGAAATTTATAAATAGGTGTAGGAACAATACAAAAGGACATGAGCATATCAAGAAGTACTTCTTTTGATGGCACTATCAGAACAATAAAAGAGAAAGATGGTCTGATCTCTACTGCTGCTGATGCCACAGAGTTGACTAACTCTACATCTAACCCTACATGGAGGTTCAGAGAGAGACTACTCAAAAAGATAGACCGCACAGATTTTGATGAAAGGATTGACTACTGGAGAAAGCAGGAGATTGCTAAGAAGGCAGTCTATGCTGATATAGATTACATGGAGAAACAAAAAACTATCAACGGATCATACCCATCTAGTTGATATAAGTAAGAGAGTCTGATATAATTTTATTATGGATTATGTTTTGTGGACTGAGAAGTTTGTCCTGCCGGACGATACTATCAAAAATTTGATGGATAGGTATCAAGATCCCTACTTTTTGAAGGGGGATCCTGATTGGGGTCAGCATTTTACAGGATACCATAGGAATCCTAACCACAATGTGGGTTCACATGACATAGACACACGGTTTACATCACTAACACACAGTACTAATGTGAAGTGTGTGGATAAGGAACTACTTCAACTCTACGTCCCAAAGTTGAAGAAGGTAATGAAACTCATGGGACTGATAGGTGGTAAGGAGAAACCAACACCACTGTATAGTTTTGGTAGTATATGGGGACAGTTATATAGAAAAGAATTGAGAGGAAAAATAGATATACATAATCATTATATGACACCAAACAATTTGTTGTCATACGTTCACTTCATAAAAGTACCACCACAAAAGTGTTTCTACTTTCAGGTGGGCGATGAAAAGATTTATCCTGAGACTCAGGGGGAGTCTGATCTAATAGTGTTTCCTTCTTATGCCAGTCATGGTGTTGATACTATGACATCTGGATCAATTAGGTTTGTTGTTGCAGGAAATGTGACTAGAATGAACTCCGTTCCATCATCCTTTGAAAAGAAAATTTCCAAATGAAAGCAGTTTTATGGTCTAAAGATAACTGTCAGTGGTGTGAAAGGGTTAGACAACTCTTTGCTGCTGTCAAGATAGAGTACCTAGAGTACAAATTAGACAGAGATTTTACTCGCAAACAATTTTATGAAGAGTTTGAGGAGGGTGCTACCTTTCCACAAGTTCAAATTGACAACAAACACATAGGCGGATGCAAGGACACACTACACCATCTACAGGAACTGAACCTCATATAAACAGAGGGTCAGTTATATTATTGAAGCGTAACAGAAAACCTAAACCAGTTTTTTCTGTGCTATTATGGGGACTGAGAATTTCACTACATATAGAAAGGGAGATTTAAATGGATCTAGACATGACTGCAATCATCATTGCAATGGGAGTAGCAATACTACTTCTAACCATTGGAGTAAGTGTTGTAATCGGGTACCTTGTACGTGCATATATACATGACGTGACACCCCAATACACACATCCAGAAATGTTTGATGAGAATGGGAATCCTGTCGCAGATTCATTGATTGCCTTCAGATTTGATGGCGATCAGACATTACCTGATGATGAAGACTAACTAATTATGGCTAAATTACCACCTAATCCTCTGGTTTCAGAGGTTCTTAGGGCTGCTCACGGTGCTAAGACAGTTGAAAAGAAAGTAGAAGTACTTACAAAGTACAAAAGAGATGACGTCAAGGCAATTCTAATCTGGAACTTTGACAAAGCGATTAGAAGTAACCTACCTGAGGGAGACGTTCCTTACCAACCTAATGATGCACCCATTGGAGTTGATGGAGGACACACACGTTTGATACATGAGTGGAGGTCACTCTATAACTTTATCAAAGGTGGTAACGATAGACTCTCAGGCATGAAGAGAGAGACAATGCTTATACAAATGCTAGAGTCACTCCACAAGGACGAAGCAGAACTTATTTGTCTAGTAAAGGACAAGGATCTTCAAAGTAAGTATCGTATCTCAAGAAACGTAGTAGAAAAAGCATATCCGGAGATAGTTTGGAAGGATAAGTGAAGTTCCTCATTGATCTAACAGATCATTGTAACTCCAAGTGTCCTTTATGTGCTAGACATAAGACCTCATACAACAATGAGGTAGCGGTCTTGAAACCAGACCCATCTATGAATAGATCTTCTATCTCACTCGCTGAGTGGAAGGCATGGTTTCCTATTGAGACTCTTAGAAAGACGGAACTTATATACTTTCAAGGTTCATTCGGTGAACCTAGTTTGAACGAGGATTTGTTAGAAATATATTCTTATACTCTCAATGCTAACAGGAGTATCATCTTCCAGATGAGTACTAATGGTGGCACACGAGACCAAGAGTTCTGGGGTAGACTTGGTGCTCTCATGGCATCATCACATAGGGATAGTTTTCTTATCTTTTCCATAGATGGTTTGTCAGATACCCTACAGCAGTATAGGGTGGGTGTAGATTATAACAAAGTTATAGAGAGTGCTAGAGCATTTATAAAGGCAGGAGGTAATGCTGTCTGGAGGATGCTTGTATTCAAACACAATCAACATCAGGTCAAGAGATGTAAAACTCTTAGTAGACTGATGGGGTTCAAAGACTTTAGACATACTCTAGTAAATGATTTGTATGATGCCACAGGTAATGGTGATGGCACATTTACTTATGAGTATCAGGGTGTGGTTCATAAGTTAGAAGGAGTCCCCGACCATGTGTTCCAGCAGCCACCAGCAGCTGAGGACACAGACATAGACTGTAAGTATGGTCATGGTATAAAGAAGGTAGGTCAACTTAGGATAGACAGTCGTGGTATTGTACATGCATGCTGCTTCCACCAGAGCAGACTAAGATTCTTTTATCCAGAGTATTATATCCATAATAATATTGATGCTCCTGCTGTATTCAGAGACATAAACAACCCCAACAAGGGTGTAGGTGCTGAGTACATGCAGAGAGTGTTCTATGATAGTGTCATCCCACTCATTGAGGAGCAGGGTGGACTGAAATCTTTATCTTTAAAACATAATTCACTCGAAACTATAACTCAATCTCAATTTTTTCAGTGTGGGCTTGCGAAGTCATGGAGTAAGACCCCCCATATTTGTGCGGATTACTGTGGTGTCAAAAGAAAAAATGTATCAGGGAATACTAAAAGGGTTGACTAAATATCTAACGTATGTTAGCATACCAATACGTTCATCCAATGATCGAACTCACACTATTGGCATCTCTTCTTGCTGATCATAATGCTTCCCACTGGGAAATGTCATGTGCAGACTGGAACCGCAACAGGATTGAGATACTTAGCGATAAGAATCTAAACTCTGACGCACACGAGTACCTAATAGATTACCTTCGTACAAAAGTCGAAGGTAGATGTGATGCTTATATCATAGGACGCAAGTAAGCCGACTCGGAACGGGTTCGTTCATCCTTATGTACCAGATTCTTCTTAGTCTAATAGCAATTGGAGCACCACTTGATTGTGAGCATGCTGCTGAACTATTAGATATAGCAAGTAATAATCCTGATAAATCTGAGAGATTGGAGATAGCAAGGGTTGTGGTAGCACATACTAATCCTATGTGTTTTGGGGACGCAACAGTTGACTGAAGGAACGGGGCTAAAAATCCCTACTACTTTGGAGAAACCAAATGGCACAAGTCACATACCGTGGTGTTCAGTATGACACCAACGACAAGAAGTCACAGCAATCAAACAAGGTCGAATTAGTTTACCGTGGTGTAAAACTAAACAAAGATCTCGCAACAGCGAAGTAATGGAAGTATTATGGATCTCTGCTGCTTCAGCAGTATTCCTATCACTTATCTACGCTGAGACTTTATTCCTTTATTCAAAAGGAAACGCTTAATTTTATAGGAGAGGGGTTGACCTTCTCCTTTTTTTATGCTATCATTTCGGCATGGATAGAGACAAACTAAAAATTATAGTCTCCGACTTGGAGATGCTACTATCTGCACTCAAGGCAGAGGTATGGAGTGACACAGAGTCCTATAAATATGAAGACATTGATCCACATGAGATGGATTATGATGAAGAGTTCGAGGGAACATGAAAGCAAGGCTAGTCAGCGTCACTCCTGATGCTGAGAAGATGATGGCATACATTGCCAGAGTATCTAACCCTAACAATCAGGAGAATGAAAAGTACGCTGGTTTACTGAAGTACTGTATCAAACATAATCATTGGTCTGTATTTGAACAGTCAACAATGACTCTAGAGATAGAGACAACTCGTGCTATTGCAGCACAGATTCTAAGACATAGATCATTTACATTCCAAGAGTTCAGTCAGAGGTATGCTCAGACAGATCATCTTGGAGCGATACCTATACCACATCTAAGGAGACAGGACGATAAGAATCGTCAGAACTCTACAGATGATCTAGATGATTTTGTCAAGCAGAAACTAGAGATGCAGATCAAGACTCTGTTCAGTTCTGCTGAAGCATTGTATCATCAGATGTTAGAGGAGGGTGTAGCAAAAGAGTGTGCTAGATTTGTACTACCACTCGCAACACCCACAAAGATATACATGACAGGTTCATGCAGATCATGGATACATTACATCAATCTAAGGTCTGCTCATGGTACACAACGAGAACATATGGACATTGCAAAAGACTGTCAGACTATTTTTATAGAACAGTTCCCATGCGTTAGTGAGGCTTTAGGATGGCACGAATTGCAGGAATAAATCTATCCAAGTATGGTTCACTATCAATCATAAATGATGGTAGAGTTGAGTTTTATCTGGAAGAAGAGAGAATATCAAGAGTCAAAAGAGATAGAGGTGCAGTCCAACTGGTGCATAGGTATCTTGATGACGTTGATGTTGTCACTATATGTGATTGTTATACAAAATATAATGCTAGGAAGTTTCTAAGAAGAACTAAAGAGAAGGAAGCAGTATGTAAGGTAATAAGAGCGAAGGGAATACCTATCAAAGACTATAGGAGAAGACACCATGAGTGTCATGCTGCCAATGCTTTTTACAACTCAGGGTTTGATGATGCTGTGGTGGTAGTCATGGATGGTAAGGGTTCGGTTCATGACTATGATGGTATGAGATATTGTGAGACTGAAAGTATATTTGACAACCTTACTCCTGTGTTCAAACATTACTCTACCTTCTGGAGTGAGAAGGAATGTAACAAATTAGAACAACCATTTTGGAAGGACAATAATTTCTATAGCGATAGGACTAGCGTTGGTCAAGCATACAGATGTGTGTCAAGGATTTGTGGGTTCGATGAGTTAGATGCAGGTAAGACAATGGGTCTGTCAGCCTACGGTTCGGGGGATGTGAACCTCTTCAATGAAGAGTATGGTCACAGTGTATGCAGTAAAGATTTGTATGCTCTTAGAGATTACACAGAGTACTACGGACCAGAAATATCAGGTAAAGATTTAGCATATAATCTACAGAAGTCTGCTGAACAGCATGCTATATACATGATAAAGAAAGCAGTTCAGTTATCAAATAAAAAGAATGTTGTAGTTTCCGGAGGATTCTTCTTGAATTGTGTTGCTAATTATGCTATCATAAAGGAGATGGATATCAATCTCTTTGTAGATCCCATTGCATATGACGGTGGTATATCTATTGGTTCAGCATTATTAGAACATCATGAACATTTTTGTAACTGATCCTGACCCAGTAAAGTCTGCTCAAGTATTACCTGACAAACACATAGTCAAGATGCCACTAGAGACATGTCAAATGTTATCTATTGTAGCATCAGACAAGTGGGGTCATGGTTTTGGTACGCTACCTAAGTTAGATGGCACACCATACAAGACAGACAAGGGTGCATTCCGTAATCATCCATGTACTATCTGGGCACAGAACCATTTCTATTGGTTACTAAGACACGGACTTGCCTTGTGTGCTGAGTACACACATAGGTACAGTAAGACACACAGTTGTCAACACACACTCGATGCAGCAATGCATATCTTTCCCAAGAATTCTTATGAACCTTATTGGGCATACGAATTCACTAGAGCAATGCCAGATGAAATTAAACTTGACACAAGCATTGACACTTTTACTGCTTACAAGAATTACATTAGCAGCAAACCTTGGGTTGCATCTAATTATCTACGTGACCCATCCCGCAAACCAAATTGGATTTGATCTATGATTCCATTCTTTATTGCATGTCCACCAGTGTATACTCTACCTGGTACATGGAATGACCCAGACAAAATAGCACGGTGTAATGACACACTCATCCCACACCTCACACTGAATCCCAACATAACATTCAGTCTATCTGTTGTTGCCATACTGGTGATACTAACAGGTTATGGTGTGTACAAAGGGTTCTTTGCCAACAAGAACCTGACAGATCCTTGGGACGATCACGATGATTAGATCTTTATACTTAGGACCTGAGTATGATTTGTCAGAGGTGGAAGGCGACACTGTAAACACAATGCAGGTCGCTAAGTTGTTGGAAGATAGAAAGGTAGTAGCAGTATTTCAAGGTAGATCTGAAGCAGGACCTAGAGCACTAGGTAATAGGTCTATCTTGTATGATCCTACAGATCCTGAGGGTAAAGATAAGATAAACAGAATCAAAAAGAGAGAATCTTTCAGACCATTTGCTGGTAGTGTACTGCTACCTCATGCAAAGAAGTGGTTTGACATGGCAGGACTAGAGGAGTCACCGTACATGATGTTTGCACTTGAAGCATTACCTCATACATATGATAAGATACCTGCTATCTTACACGTCGACAAGACATGTAGAGTCCAGACAGTGGACATGAAAGATAACGTGAACTATTATCAACTCATTGATTCATTCTATCAACTGACTGACGTACCTATATTATTCAACACATCATTCAACCTAGCAGGTGACCCATTGGTAGAGACACCAGAGGATGCCATTGAATGTTTTGAGTGCAGTGATATAGACTACATATATTTTCCAGACGTGCAAAAACTCAGGGGAAAATGACTTTTCATTTACATGAATCTGGAAAAAAAATCTCCGCAAAATTTTCAGTACTAGGGTTGAACCTATCAAACAATGGTTCAGTGTGTGTGATGAGAGATGGTAAGATAGTTTTTTATCTTGAGT